AATCATACGGAACACCACCTCGGAAGAACGGCAACCGCTGTGATTCCCCCTGTGAAGGTGATGATGTTTTCACCCGGATGCAACAGCGGGAAACCATCTCCCGAAACGGTGTCGTTCATAGATTCTGCTCCGCGATAGCAATTCATCTGCTCGGAATCAATAGCCACTCCGTTTGTATCATCAAATATCCAGGTGGCATTTTTATCGAGAGATTGAATTGTAAGCGTTCCTTTGCCTTTCCCTGCAAGCGTAATAAGAGGCTTGCTAACGAAAGGATACGGATTATCAACCTTTCCGCCATTCAAAAGCATAACGCCTTTCTGCCCCTCAAGGGCGTAACGGAACGGATGGCAGGAGAAGCTGATCGTGAAGATGCCGATGCGGTTCATCTCATCCTCGATATCGAGCTTTCCTGCGTAGACTGCTTTTCGGGAGAATTCGGTGTCATAGGTATCGGTGAGTTCGTGATAGGTATTGAGTCCCGAATACAACCAACCCTTCACAGCCGTTATTTTTGCGGACAGTTCGGAGATGGTCTTTGCAGGAATAAATACCGAATAGGTTATCTGCACATTAGGAAGTCTGCCGCCACTCGAAATGAGGTCGCCATCTCTGCCGGGAATGGAGAGAAAATCCACCTCGTATTCCGGTGCGGAAAAGACATCCTTGCTTTCAATGCGGATACCCATATCACAGGAGCGGATGCCCTTATAAACGAAATAATTCACGCAAATACCACTCCTTTCCGTTTTGCGAATTGTCCGGCAGTAACGAGTACTTCGTTTGTGAGCTGCTGGATATCTTCGTTTGAATAATTGTTAAAGTTTGCGATGTTAAGGACAATTGAGAAGCCGTTTTGTGCTGCAGATTTGCCCGTTGCGGAAGACATAGCACCATCAACGCTACCTCTGACATTAAAGTCGGTAGGCAGTGCGGTTTCCATATCTTCGGCAAGTCCGTGCATTACATCGGTAATGGCGGAACTCATACCTTCGGCGGCTTTTACAGCCTCTTTGCCGTGGGTGCCGATAGAACCGGCAAGGCCATCAACGAGCATTTCACCGATCCATCCCATCTCTTTAGAAGGAGATGCGATGCCGAAGAAGTCGCAGATGCCGTCCCAAATGCCGGAAATCCATCCACTGACCTTATCCCAAAGCCAGGATGCAAGACCCTGGATGCCTTCCCACAGACCCTTGACGAGGTTCTTACCAACATCAGCCATCTGCGATACACCTTTACCCAAGGCACTAACAATGCCCGTGATAATCTGCGGAATTGCTTTTACAATTTCAATGATTATGGTCGGCAGGTTCGTGATCAGCGAAGTAAGCAAATCAATACCCGCTTGGATAATCAAAGGAATGTTGTTCAGCACAGCGTTGATAATGCCGGTGATGATGTCCGGGATAGCATTCACGATGGTGGTTATAATCTGCGGTAGGGCTTTAATCAACGAAACAAGCAAGTCGATACCTGCCTGTATAATCATTGGAATGGCACCAAGCACCGCTGTGATGATGCCCTCAATAATCTGTGGAATTGCCTCCACGATTGCCGTTATGATTTCCGGCAACGCAGCCACAAGGCTTGTGATTAAGGTAATACCCGTTTGAATGATTTGAGGTATGGCATCAAGCAAGAAGTTGATGATACCCAGAATGATTTCGGGCAGAGCCGCAATCAGCACAGGAAGAGCATCCAGGATACCCTGGGCAAGTCCCATAATGAGCTGAAGGGCGGCATCCAAAATCATCGGTAGGTTTTCAATCAAAGTCGTAACAATCTGTATGATGACCTGGATGATTGTCGGGATAAGCGTAGGCAAAGCCGCCGCAATACCCGTAGCCAGGGTTACGACCGCTTGGAGAGCCGTGTCGATGAGCATCGGTAGGTTCTCCAGGATGCCGTTTACAAGTGCCATTACAAGCTGTAACGCACCCTCCGCGATTTGAGGCAACGCCTCGATTAAGCCTTGAAGCAATGAAAAGATTATCTGCGATGCGGTGTCGATAATTGTCGGTAGGTTTTCGACGAGTGCTTCTGCAAGAGAGCCAACAATCTCTCCGGCAATTTCCAAAAGTTCAGGTATGAATTCCATAATCATATCGAGAACCTTCGGCAGAATTTCACCGATAACGTCACTCATCTTGCCGATGTCGCCATTGGCATCGAGAATGCCGTTTGTAAACTCACCAAGGAGAGCGTTGCCCTCCGTAGCAAGGTCGGTTAATACCGGAAGTAAGACTGTACCGAGTGCGTTCTTGGCGGCTGTTGCACCAACATTGAGGTATTGGAGTTGGTCATCCAAAGCACCGTAGGCATTGAGCATATCGTCACTCATAACGTAGCCCGCCGCCTGTGCTTGTTCGCCAAGCTCATTCATTCGCTCTGCACCTTGCTCGATGAGGGGGTTCAGTTCCTGGGCGGATTTACCCAGGATTTGCATTGCGAGTGCATCACGCTCGGTTTCGTTTTCAATTTTGCCAAGGGCATCGATAACTTCCCAATAGACGGTATCCGAATCACGGAGAGAACCATCAGTATTGGTAACTTGGACACCCAACTTCTCGTATGCCTCGACAGAAAGCTTGGTGCCGTCTTGCACCGCTTTCATCGACTTAATTTGCTTTGCCATCGATTTTGTCAACGTCTCGGTAGAAACGTCAACAAGCTCGGCAGCATACATATATTCTTGCAGTTTGTCGGTTGCGATGCCCGTCTGCGAAGAAGTTGTTATAACCCCATCCGCATAAGCAGCACCGGCAGTAGACATATCCACAAGAGCCTTTGCTCCGGCAATGGCTGCGGCAGACACAGCAGCGAAGGCGGCTGCCATAGTAGCGGCGGCAGCCTTACAAGCTGTACCTAAACCGCTGAATTTGCCACTTGCTTCATCGCTTTGTTCGCCTGCGTTTTCAACTTCGTCGCCGAACTTATCCGCATCCTTTTCGGCATCCTCGAATCCGTTTTCTGCTTCATCGAGCGCCTTATTGTTTGCTTCAAGTTCACGCTCCATATTGTTAAGAGCAGCGGTTGCGTTGTTTAATTGAATCTGCCAGGCTTGGGTTCGTTTATCATTCTCTCCAAAAGAGGATGAGGCGTTTTCAAGGGCGGAACGTAGAGTTTCGATTTTTGACCTTTGAGCCTCGATCTCCTTGTTGAGAACCTGGTTGCGGGCAGTGAGAGCTTCGACGGAGTTATCGTTCTTGCCAAACTGCGACTCAACTACCTTCATCTCCGAACCGAGAACTTTAAAGGACTGGTTAATATCGGCCAATGCTTTTTTGAATTCTTTTTCGCCTTCAAGACCGATTTTCATGCCGAAGTTATCCGCCATATCACCACCTCCTTAAATTCCGTCGGGGATAATATCGTCAACAAAACGCTCCCTCTTGGGTTTGGCGATACCGCTGTATTGCTTGTGGCATTCCCACAAGTCAAGGAGTAAGCCAAACGGCATCAGCCACACTTCTTCCTGTAAAAGGTGGAGGTGCGCCAAGCCGTAATATAAAAGTCGAGTAAATAACTCTTCGTCACTTACTCGACCGCCGCGTTTTTTGAGTTGTCCTCGCTCTCGATATTTCGCTTGGTGCCCTTGAACATAGCCTCGGTGATTGCGGATTTATAGGTTGCCAAATCTGCAGGTGCGGTGAGCAGTTCCACCACATCTTCGGTGAGCAGTTCCTTCGGGTCATCCTTATGCTTGAGGTTGTGAACCAGGATAGTTTGGTTTGCCATCAAGGTGATAAGCCAGACAATCTCACCGATTGCCATCTCGAAGTTTTCGCTCTTCATCAGCTTATCGCCCAGGTTCTCAAGCCCGCCGTAACGGGCGGCGATTTCCTTGGTAGCCTTGGTGGTCAAAAGCAATTCGTATTCCTCACCACCGATGAGGATATTTGCAGAGCGTTCAGTATTCATACGTTAATCCTCCTTTAGTCCTTTTCAGGGGTTGCGGAAGCCGTGTAATTAGGTTCGTACACTTCCTTGTACCAGTTGGTGATGGTGCTTGCAGATACGTTGCTATCACCCTCGGTAACCTCTGCCTTCCAAGGATGCTTGTTTGCACTGTCGATTTTATTGCGGCGCATAATAGTTCCCTCAATGGTAGGAGTGTTAAAGGTGATGCTGTCACCCTTGGTAGCAAGAGCGGTAGCAGGAATACCGAACTTGACACGGTAAAGCCAGAAGTAACGGTACTTGCCGTTGGCCTTCTTTGCACGGAAACCGACAGCCACAGGAGTACCACCATCTTCAGCAGCGGAAATTACAACGCCGTTTTCATCAATGGTAGATCCGGTAAGGTCGGATGCTACACTACCACCCAAATCATCAACACCTAAAGAAAGAGTGCCGGACTTGAATTCCTTGACGATTTCGGCTGCACCGTCATCCGCATAAAGAGTAGCCTCTGCCAACTCCACAGAAAGGTCTGCGGTCATAGCTTTGGCAAGCTGTACCGGGGTTGCATAGGTTTCGTTGCCATCTGCATCCTCGGTGATTTTTGAGTAGAACAATTTATCAAGACCAATCGTAGCCATGATTATTCCTCCATTTCATAGAATTTGGCTACATCCACCGCGTAGTGGTAGTAGCCCGTTTCGGTTTCATAACCGATGTATCTTCGGTCGGTTATGGTAAAGTCATCTGCCAACAGCAACTTCACAAGAGCGTTTTTGTCCTTGATGTAGTTGCCTTGACAATAAAGAGACAGCCTTGCTTCTTCCACATCAACACCGGGAGTGTTGTCTGCGTGAAGCTCGAAGCTGTCGGCAATAGGAGTTACAACGATATATTTTTCGGGTGCCTCATCCTTGAACACGCCAGTTTCAATAGGAATACCCAAGGGAGATACCACTCGTTGTATATCTGCAAGAAGGCTCATAGTTTATCAACCTCCTCTTCAAATTTTCTCTGCATAGCAGTTATACAAGCGTCCTTTGTAGAACGCTTGGCAGGTTTCAAAAAAGGTTTAGCCGGTTGTCCGTGTTTGCCGTACTCGATAATGTTGGCAATCTTTGCGTTGCTTCCACCATCAGCACGGGGTTCGGAAAAACCGATTTTTATATTATGGTTGCCGTCCTTATCCATCCTTACAGTAGTAAGACCGAGAGAGCGTTCCAATTCGCCCGTGGAGCGAGAGTCGTATTTTGTACCACTTCCCACAGAAGATGCGAGGTTACTTTTAACCTTTGCAAGGACAACTTCGCCTCCGGCTTCGAGGACACTTTCGGCAACGCTGTCAAATCTGCTGCCAAGCCTCGAAATCTGTGTAAGGAATTCTTCGGGCATTTTGAAATCAACCTTTGCCAACGGTCGCCACCACCTTTTTTGCCAAAACCTCGATATACATTCCACGGCCTTTCACGTCCTCAACAGAGGTGATTTCGTATCGACCACCATCGCACACAATAATGCAATCGGTGGTAATCTCAACGCCGGGAATGGTGCGAAAACGAAAGAGGTCGGTGGCTTCACTGAAGGCAGATAAATTAGCCCAACGCTGTGAGCCATGACGACCCTCTCTGTATACACGGATGGAAGCGAGAATCTCATCCACCGTAGCGGTGAAACCCTCGCTGTCCTTTATCCTTTTTGTAACAATAATATCCGCAAAGCTATTCATTTTACCGAAACTCATACTCACACCTTCCAATCTCGGTCAAGCCGCAAAAGAAGATTGACCGTATTCCATACTTGCTGACTTGCTTGAACATTGTCCGCAAAGAAGCCGCCTGTACTGCCATCTCTGGATTCGTAAAAATGAGAGGCGAGCATAATGACTGCTTGTTCAGTGGTATCGGGCATTGGATTGATGTGATAATATTTTTCGGGTAGATGTTGATAGCTTTCGGCATAGGAAACGGCGGCAGTGATGTAACGCTCAATTAGCAAATCATCTGCCGTATGATCTATGATTAGATTTGCTTTAACGATTGGTAAAAGTCTGCTCATCACTGCCACCTCCTAACTTAAGCAGTAGCAGTGCCCTTCATCTGAAGAACCTTAACGGCCTCGGGGAGAACGAGCTTACCATCGGTACGCTTGGTAGCGAGGAAACCAACCTGTCCGGTATCAGCATAACGCTCGTTGAGGCGGCGGAAGGTAATGCCCTGGCGGTCACCAATCCAGTAGTAGGAGAAGTCACCGAAGGCAACAGCCTTGGCACCGGCACCAATTTCGGGAGCGAAGGGAGAATGATAGATGGGTCTGCCGAGGAGGGTTTCGTGTTCCTTCTCGTGGAGAGCTTTCTGCCAGAGGTACTGACCGTTCTGGTCCTTGAGCTTACGAATCACACGCATAGTGGAATCGTTGACAATCCATACTGCCTTGGCGCGGTAAGGAGCATCCAAGGAGTAGAAAAGGTCGATGAGTTCATCGGCGGTGATGGTGGTCTCGGACGCAGCGGTTACACCAACTTCGGCATCGTTGAGGAACCCGGTAGGCTTGCCTGCGCCATCGCCGGAAAGGAAAGCAGCTTCTTCTCTGTTGCCGATGCGGCGAGCGAACTCTTCTACGAAGTAGTTCTCAAGGTCAAAAGCAGAGTCATTGAGCAACTCTTCGGACACCTTGATAAGAGTGCCGACCTTGTGAGCGCCGATGTACTGCTGACCGAAGATGTCGTCACCCTCGGGAATAGGACCCTCTTCCTCAATCCAGGAAGCGGTACCGCGAGATGCCACAACCGGAATCTTGCTCTGCCCGGAAGTGGTGTTAAATACGTGAGCAAAGGAACGGATGATATTACGTGCGGTAAGGCCCTTCACGAGTTCCTTTACAAAGTGGTCGGGACAGAGGTAGCCGCCTTCGGAGTCGAGACCGATCTGAAGGGCGTTTCTTACTTCGTGAGATACGCTGTCGGGTTTGGAGCGGGTAACATTCCAGAAAGCCTTGGAGTACTCATCGGAAGCACGACCGACCTTGGTGTCAACTTTTGCAGTGGCGGGTTTCTCGGTGATAGGAGTGGATACAGGCTTGGAAAGTTCAGCATCCATAGCTTCCATTCTTTCCATTCGGGCAATTTCAACGCCCATTTTGCCGATATCGTTTTCCATACTGGTGTAGATGGCATCGTCCTCGGCAGAGAGAAAACCATCCTTGTTTCTGTGGGAATCCAAAAAAGCCTTTGCGGCTTCGATAGCTTTGGCGCGTTTTGCACGCATTTCGATAATCGTCATTGCGATATCCTCCTTTTAATATTTCATAAGATTGAGTCGTTCCATAAGGTCATCTACAGAACGGCCGTGTTTTTCCTCCGGCTTTACCGGGGGTTCGGGTACTGTGGCTTTTGCAACAACGGGGGTTGTTTTAGCCTTAATCTTTGCGGTGAGTTTGTTAATAAGCGTTTCTTCCACCGCTTTTGTGGAGAATGCGTATGCGTCTATCTCATCCGCCTCGGCTGCCTTCTTTTCATCGGTAAGGATGTCATCGGCAAAGCCAAGTTCGATAGCCTTTTTAGCGTTCATCCAGGTTTCGCTGTCCATAAGGTGAGACAACTTTGCACGGGAAAGATTGGTGCGGATTTCATAGGCATTGATAATGCTTTCCTTGACCTCGTTCAGCATTTCAATTGCCTTCTGCATATCTGCGTGATCTCCGAATGCTCCGGTCATAGGATTGTGTATCATCATAAGAGCCGTAGGAGCCATAAGCACCTTGGTGCCTGCCATAGCAATGACAGATGCTGCCGATGCCGCGATGCCGTCAATCTTGACCGTAACATTGCCTTTGTAGTCCATTAGCATGGAGTAAATCTGGCTTGCCGCAATACAGTCGCCGCCGGGAGAGTTGATCCAAATTGTAACATCACCTTCGCCGGAGAAAAGTTCTTCCCTAAACATCTTGGGTGTGACGTCGTCGTCAAACCAGCTTTCCTCTGCGATTGTGCCGTACAACTCAAGGACTCGCTCTGCGGACTGTTCTTCGCTTGTTTCCAGGTTCGTCCACTTCCAGAACTTCTTCGCTTGGGCCTTCATCGGTTTCTGTTTCCTCCTTTTCTGTAGGTGTTATATTTGCAAAAGCTCCTGCGTTACCGAGCGGGAGCATATTGCCGTTGATGAGGTAAAGATCGCCACCTTGTTCGGCAGGAATTCTATCGAGGTTTTCCAGCTCACGGATGTCGTTTGCACTCATCCAGCCGTTCTGCCTTGCGATGGAATATCCGTTCATTCGGCTTTGATAATCACCACGGAGCAGACCTTCCAAATTGAACTTGATGAAATACTCCTTCTTCTCATCAAAGGAAAGCAGAATACGCATCATCGATTGTTCCCAACGGATAATCCAGGGGTCGAGGGTGTATTTCACAAACTCAAGGGATTGCTGCTCAATATTAGAAAAGCTCGACTTTTCAAGGTCGCCTACCATATGAGGAGGCACTCTGAAAATTCGAGCAATTTCATTGATTTGGAATTTGCGTGTTTCAAGGAACTGTGCCTGTTCAGGAGAGATAGAAATAGGTGTGTATTTCATACCTTCTTCCAACACAGCCACCTTGCCAGTATTGGCTGAACCGCCGAACTGACTCTGCCACGCATCACGCACACGGGCGGGGTCTTTGATTGTGCCTGGGTGTTCCAACACACCCGAAGGTGCTGCGCCGTTAGCAAAGAACTTGGCGCCGAATTCCTCGCAGGCGATTGCCATACCGATAGCGTTTTTAGCCATCGCAATGGGACTGTAGCCCACAAGACCATCAAAGCCAAGTCCGGGAATATGAAGAACATCGGAAGGCTTCAGCACAACGCTTGAACCTTCCATTGTGTGAGCCTCTTCATTTGCCCTTTGGTAGGTGTAATACAGTTCGCCGTTTTCATCACGGTCAACGGTCATCTTGTTCGGCATCAGCGGATACAGTGCCACAACTTCACCTTTGCCGTTGCGGATGATCTGTGCATAGGCATTACCCCAAAGGAGAAGGTGTGTCATCAAGGTTTCCCTAAACACAAACGAACTCATTTCGGGGTTAGGCTCGTCGTGCAGCAAAAGGTAAAGCGGATGTTCGATGGCTTTTTCCTTACCACCAGTGTCGGTGTATCTGTATAGATGCAACGGAAGACCTGCAACCGCCTCCGCAAGAATTCTCACGCAGGAATATACTGCGGTCATCTGCATTGCGGACCTTTCGTTTACGGGTTTGCCGGATGTTGAGCCGCCCATATAAAAGGTGTAGGTACTGCCGACTGTTCTGTTTTGAGGCTTATCCCTTGAACGGAATAATCCTGATAATCTGCCCATTGGTTTTCCTCCTTTGAAAATTGCCTCTTGACAAAACAGCCAATTGGATGTATCATATAAACACAGCCAATTGGCTGAATTTGTTTTCGAGGTATTTGTAATGAAAGATTTTAATTTAGATGGATTTCAAATCGTCCACTTTAAAGAAAAAAGCATTCTCTTTGAACGCAGGGTTCTTCTTGGTCTGACGCAAAAGCAGGTAGCGGAGAAGGCTAAAATTCCTATGCAAAGCTACCAGCGCTTTGAAAGTGGAGAAAGAAACATTTTGACTGCATCCTTTCAAATGGCCTGCCGTGTCATTGAAGCACTTGATATGAACATCTCCGATTTCTATCACGGCAAATATGTTCTAAGTGAGCCTGTGTATAACTCAAATGAAGGCTTGCGTTACAAAAAGACAGGTAAGCTCATCGATGAGGATGTTGTTGACCCTGACTCAGATAAATAAAATGCCTCGGCTATCATAAACCGAAGCAGTAGTATCATTTCCACAGCGAATTGCACGGTCGAGTGCCATAATGGTTGCAACGGCACCGTCAATCTTCTCTGTGGATTTTTCTTTGTCTGGCTTGATGTTGCCAGCCGGATCGGTACGAATGAAGATGTTATCCATCATCCATCGAAGAACAGGATGTCCTCCGTGGGCAATCTTCTCTTCAAGCACCAGTTTCATCAGTTCCTTTGTAGGCGGAGACATATCCTTGAAGCCTTGTCCGAACGGAACTACAGTAAAACCCATACCCTCAAGGTTCTGCACCATCTGCACAGCACCCCAACGGTCAAATGCGATTTCACGGATGTTATACTTCTCACCAAGCCGTTCTATGAACTTCTCAATGTATCCGTAGTGAACAACGTTGCCTTCGGTGGTCTGCAAAAATCCTTGTCGTTCCCATACATCGTATGGAACATGGTCTCTGCGAACACGAAGGTCGATATTGTCTTCGGGTATCCAGAAGTATGGAAGAATGATATATTTATCGTCATCGTTGCCGGGTGGAAAGACAAGCACCAATGCTGTGATGTCCGATGTGGAGGAAAGGTCAAGACCGCCATAGCAAACACGGCCTTCAAGTTCATCCTCATCAGTTGCAAAAGCACATTTATCCCATTTTTCCATAGGCATCCAACGCACCGCTTGTTTTACCCATTGGTTCAAACGGAGCTGCCTAAACGAGTTCTCCTCGCCGGGGTTTTGCTTTGCGGATTCGCAAGCATCACGCACCTTATCTATGGCAACTGTAATGCCAAGAGAGGGGTTTGCCTTCTTCCAGGTCTTGGGGTCAGTCCAATCGTCCGCTTCATCCGCACCGTAGATAACGGGATAAAATGTGTGGTCGATTTTTCTGCCTTCGATGATGTCCTTTGCTTTTTGGTGGATTTCATAACAGATGGACTTGGTGTCGTTGCCCGCCGTAGTAATAAGAAAGTATAGCGGTTGCATTCGAGCATCACCGGAGCCCTTGGTCATAACATCAAACAGCTTTCGGTTCGGCTGCGTGTGCAACTCATCAAACACAACGCCGTGGGTATTGAAGCCGTGCTTGTTGCCAACGTCAGCGGAAAGCACCTGATAGATACTTCCTGTGGGCTGATAGATGATTCGCTTTTGGGAGTCCAGGATTTTTACTCTCTTTGAAAGTGCCGGACACATACGAACCATATCCGCAGCCACGTTAAAAACAATAGATGCTTGCTGACGGTCGGCAGCACAGCCGTAAACCTCGGCGCGTTCTTCTCCGTCACCACAAGTCAAAAGCAGAGCCACGGCTGCCGCCAATTCCGACTTGCCTTGCTTCTTTGGTATTTCGATGTAGGCCGTATTGAATTGTCGGTATCCGTTTGGCTTCAGCGTTCCGAACACGTCACGGATGATTTGTTCTTGCCAGTCAATAAGTTCAAATGGTTTTCTCGCCCAGGTGCCTTTGGTGTGACAGAGGCTTTCGATAAAGGCGACCGCATAATCAGCGGAGGCTTTATCGTAGTAGGAGCCTTTAGTCATAAAGCGGGTCGGCTTATACTTTTTCAGTTTTCTGATATGCGTTCACCTCCTCAAAATGGTATAAAAAATAGCCGCCACCAAAATTGGTGCGACTTGCCGTATACGAGGAACAGAGCCTCTCGGCTCTATCCCAGGGCTATTCTATTAGCGTAGGTTATTTCAGTTGTTCAAAGCACCAGGCGATTGCGTGACCGTTGTCCTTGAATGTTTCCTCAGCCTCTGCCCAGGGGGTCAGTCGGCACTCGATATCGCCAACCCCCGTATCTTCCGGGAATTCGATGAACTCGTAAATCTCTGCAGTGAATCCGCCTTTCCAGTGAATGTCTGTAACGAAAACCTTGTCACCGTATTGAATGACTGCTCCGTAGGAAGCGGATACTTTGCTTTGCAGTTTTTCGATGGTTGTGAACATTACCTTCAACCTCCTTAAATGTGCAACAAGCGGATGGCGGGAACTCGGGCGCGTTCGCCGGTCTGCCAATCGGTGTAGGTTGCGTTGACTTCGGTCAATCCTGCGATTTTAAAGCCGTGCTTCTCGAAGGTTGCCAGGGTGGGAATGAGGCTTGAGAAGGTGCTGCTGATGGTGAACTCGGTGATTCCGGCTTCCTTGAAGGTGTCCGCAATGGCCTCGATGTCGGTATCCCAAATGACCTCGGAGAAGTCAACCAGGTCGTTGCCTGCCTCAATGCTCTTGCGGTATGCCCAAAATGCGGTGCCGTTGATACCGTAATCCTTAAGGCTCTTGGCTTGTTCTGCAATGGCTCTTTCAAAAAGTTCAATTTTCTTCATGGTGTGTACCTCCGTTTGTTTTGTTGTGAGTGTATATTACCGTCATTTGTGAGATATATCCAGTCATTTTGCGATAATAAACTACACAATCTTTTGGGTAAATACTGTGTATATTACAGCATTTATCTATCACCATAAAGGATGAAGTTCACATATTCCTTGCGGTTATCCTCAAGGTAAATAACCAACTCGTGAAAGTTCATATCGTATGCGATTCGCTGAACCGTATTGATATCAAACATATTGGTAAGCCCGGTATCACGGACGGCAAGGATCTGCTCTCGAACCTTATCACTCATCGTCCTCGACCACCTTTCGGCAAGAGTCCTCACCGTAGACAACACCAAGGGAGCTTCCGCAGTCCCAAGCAACGTGAATAGTGCCTGTGTCGTCTACCGCTTTCACTGTACCACGGCAGCCGGGGACCAATTTAGTGTTATAGGGGTCGTCCATATGGACAAGTTCGACACGAGTTCCTTGGGGAAATCTTTCTCTAAGGCTTTTTAACATAGCTTCGCTGATTCTGAACATCATTGCTCCTCCTTGTATTCTGATACTTCGCAAAATTCGCTTCCGTGGTCTTTTGCGATTGCCCACGCCATTTCTTGTGCTTTTTGGTCGTTTTCGGCTTTGAATATTTTGAAATTATCATTGTCGAGTTCCACCTTGTACTTCTTCATTTTGAAGGCCGAACTGCCTTCCAGATTACGAAGCAGAATCTTTCGTTCAACCTTATATTCGTTGCCGATAAAGCCAAGGCGAAGAAGGAAGCATCGGAAAGCGTACTTTTCGTTGTCCACGGGCTTCTCGGTCATATTGATTCGCTTTTGCGTTTTTGCCATTTCGCAAAGGGCGGAAACAAAGTGCATATATGCTTTAATTTCCTCCGGCGAACTGTCGGAAGCGAACCAAGGAAAATCCAAACGCTCACCGATAAGGTTAATGGGCAGGTCGTTTACTCCAAGTGCTTTTTTGATTAAAGCACCCTTCGACTCAACCAGGTCGAACAAATTCTGTAGCGAGGTTTCCGTAAACTCGGCCATCGGAATTTGAATGGCAATGCCCTTGACCTCATCCTCTTCGGTGTGGCTTTGGTCGATATCAAAGTTCTCATCGTAAAGGTGTTCGAGAAGTCTTTCGATCATCTCGCTGTCGGCGCTGTCATCGAAGTGAAGGCTGCCGTTTTTGTCTATGGTGAAGTAGTCCACCTCGTAATTGAATGTAGGGGCTCCGCAATACTTGGCAGGCATATCTAACCATTTTGCAATGGTTAGTACCAGGCGTTTGCGTTCAGCACCCTGTGCGTTGATTTTTACTGTCATTGATGTGACCTCCTTTAATTTGGTAGTCACATATTACCGTCATGTTCTGTATATATCCAGTCATTTCTGCACATTTGGAGTGTAGATTATATGGGCACATTTTTGCCCTCATTTTGTGTACACCACACAATGCCGGAAAGCACAAAATACACGCACGGCAAAGCAACTCCGTTACCCCACATCTTATATTCGGCAGCATCAGAATACGGGTCTTTGAGCCATTTGGCTATCTGCTTGAGAGTTTTAGGCTTGGTAGCTCCACCCACAATCTTTCGGTGGGTCTCAAAGACATCGTACCAATAACGGATATCTTCGATAGTGGGTTCTGCAGTTCCAAGGTTGGAACACCACCAATCGGGAAATCCTTGAAGCCTTGCACACTCAACGGGAGTAAGTCTGCGGACGGTATATCCCGCTTCCATTACACCGTTATGGTGACCGGGGCAAGTTCCGTTTACAAGCGTGTTGCCACAGTTCTCAAGGAAGTACTGTCCAACATCACGACTGGCAGAAGGGTCGAAGCCGTAAGGCTCTGCGATTGCACCGGGTCCTTTCGCAACGAGCGTAGGTTGCAGTTCTTCCGCAAAGCTCGGTGCGAACTTCGCATTCCTACCTTGATTGAAAGTATCACGACCGATGCCGTAGCATACAGCAGTAGGGTCTTTGTAGTCCCTGGCAAGAACTGTCGGTGCCTTGTTTTCAGCAACTTGTGCAAAACTGCCCGTTGTCAACGTATAAACTGCGTGGCGGTCAACCGTGTTCAGCGTATACATCACATCGGTTTCCTTGAAACCATCGCCTTGGTGAGAAGGTCTTGCTCCGTTGCCCTCAATGGCATAGGTTTTGCCTTTAACACATACAGCGGGTTCACCACCGTGAGTGCAAGTGAGGGTCGGAGACATCTCCTCGGTAACGTTACACGCAGATTTGCCGCCGCCTTGGTCAACACAAACAACAGCAATACCGCCTTGGTTGCAACCAGGGTTACCACCGTTGCCGTCAAGAGTTCGTGCCGTGTCAGCCTTGTAGATACCGCTATGGGGATTGGCGGACTTCATTGCGTTGCTGTCCTTGGAGCAGATACCAAATGCCTGCAGAACACAATTGAAGTGGTTTTTGTCGGGCATTCGCTGATTGCCGCCAGCATTGTGTGCGGTAAGAGTGGAAGCGGTTTGTTCTCCGTTCCAATTGCAAGGCTCAAAAAGTGTCTGATCGTTGTTGCAAGAGAGGGTTGCCGATTTGTTCTCCTGAACTAAAGCACCCTTGCCACCGCCTTCACAGCCACAGCGAATTTTCATAACGAGAGGAACATTGCCACCGCCGGTTCCCATACGAGAAGTAAGGGTTTGCACCTTATCATCTTCGGCAAGAGTAACACGGCTGTCAGCCGGATGGTTTTCCAATGCAACTGTCGCAGGAACAACTCCGGCACGAAGCGTAGGAGAACGCTCTTCTTCATAACCAATGGTTCTGCTCTTGGCGGAGTGCTCGGTGCAGAACCCAGCAGCATCCATTACGCACGGAGGATGATGTGCTTCGGCACGAAGGGTGCAAGTAACATCATCAGTAACATCCATACGATTGCCACCCTGGTCGTTGAGAACGATTCCGTTTCTGCCAGTACTCATTCCACAGTTCACACCAAGAGTGGCGGATACATTGTCAGTTAAATCTCCGTTGTAGCCATCGAAGCCTGACGCTCCAATGCAACTCGTAACACTTCCGGCAGCTCTTTGCCACGCACGGAAGCTCTCCGCAGAATACCCTGACAAGCCTTCTGACTTAAATAATACTTCTCCGGCACTCCTGCCTGCAAAATCTGCGACAAGGTAGATACGGCGTCTTCTTTGGGGGACTCCCCAATATTGAGCATCGAGAGTTCTGTAAGCAACGCTCCAT